ACGGTGAACAAGGACATCTGCATCCGCAAGACGCTCTCGGTGGCGGGCTCATTTACCACGCAGTACGCCTACATCTACTCGCTGAACTAACATAGGGAAGGTCAGTGCCTTTTCCGATCAGCCTTCCGGGTCCTGGACCGGTAAATCCTGCCGGTCCGGACAGACAGTCTGTCGCTGCTGCTGTTGTTCTGGCTGATGCGACGACGGAAGAGATCTGTGCTGCTCATGATGCAGTCTTCCACGCCAACGACATCGCAGTCCAGTTCCCAGCCCCAACTTATGATCCATCGTACGACTCATTCCTGTTCGACGCTGTTTCTGAAATCCTCCCACCAGGTCCGGCAGATGCAACCATTGAAGAGATCAACGCAGCCCACGACATTGTTCAACTCGCAGACTACGAGTCGCTCCATATGCCTCGTGCACCTCCGTGGGATGATGACTACCTTACCGTCCACGATGTCACGTACGTCTTTGCAGATCGCAACGTCAATGCTGCTGACACGCTTGACGTTGCTGTAGTAGATACTTCAGTCGTCGACGAGTTTGAGTCCATTGAGGGTCTCGTTGCATCCGGGTACTCCACCTTCTACGGCACCGTAGAAGCTGAAGTTGTACCTACGTGGGATGAGTACCTAAGTACTACTGCACTTGACACTACGTGGTTCCTTGCTGGGCAAGCTCCTCCTGCGTCTATTGAAGAACTGATCGCGGCGAACTCAGGTCTTGACTCAGGCACAGTCGAGGCACAGGAGTCTCCAGGACTCACCATAGAAGGTTACTTCAATGTTGATACCGACTTCATCTTTGCCACTCGAAACGTCGACGTATCAGATGCTATCAACGTTACGGTTACAGATACATCAGTCAGAGAGCAGTTCGAAACGATCGAAGGCCTTGTTGCAGCAAACTACTCTACCTTCCAAGGTGACGTAGAGGCTCAGAGTGCGCCTACTTGGGATGACTACCAGCCGACAACTACTTTGGATACTGCTGCATACATTGCCACTCAAGTGCCACCTGTCGATCTCGAGATCATAATCGCTTCAGATCCGAACTACAATGGAGGACTCAACCCGGTTGCACACTATGCACCTGAAGAGCTCACAGTTGAAGACTATAGCAACCAGGTTGTAGCAGACACTTGGTTCCTCACTGTTCCTACTCTAGTTAGTACCAGTGACACTCTCAATGTCACAGTCGATGACCAGGCCACAGTACAGCAGTTTGAGGGCATCGTTGGTCTCGTAGCGGCTAACTACAGCGTCTTCTACGGGACCGTCGAAGCCTTCCAGCCGTCTGTGCTGACGATTGAGGACTACAGCGTCGCGGCGGTACAGGACGTTGCTTACATCTTTGCGACAATCAACGTCAGTGTTACAGAGTCCATCAACGTTGTTGTCGATGACACTTCGACCCTCACTCAGTTTGAGACAATTGAGGGTCTAGTGGCTGCTGGGTACTCTACGTTCCAAGGGAGCGTAGAGGCACTGTTCCCATCGCGGACAACCATCGAGGATCACTCCTCAGGGTCGCACGATGTATCGGCCTTCATTGTGCTTTCAGGGCCTCCAACTCCGCCACAGCCTTGGGGTCCGTTCGAAGCGATTGTAGACGACTACACCTATACGGCTGTCGTGGACATTCTTGAGACCACATCCAGCGACGATGTCTACCAACCCATAGAGCCGGAAGAAGGGGGGTGAGATGAGTACCCGCATAGTTGTGAAGGAGGATAGTGACCCACTGTTGACTATTCGACTGAAGAAGAAGATCCCTGGAGGCGGAACTAATCCTTACTTGTTGGACGGTAACCCTGAAGTCGAGTTCTATGTCAAGGCCAAACTGTCTGACCCTGATGGTAGCGCACTCTTTACCTACACTAAGGCAGCCGGAACGATCGTGATAATAGATGACGGCACGGGGGTGGGGGACAAGTACTCGGAGGTCACTATCCAATGTTCCTCCACTCACCTCGCCGCCCCAGCAGTCCACTACTTCCACCTAGACGTGATCAAAGCCAACAAGCGAGACGTGGTCATGCACGGGTTCTTCGAAATTACTGACATCTAGCTGACCCCGTTTGCTTTCGATGGGACGTTTCAGCTATACTAGGAGACAGAGATGCCACTAGATGCCCGAAAGGTAAATCGGCATGTGAGCGTCCGCACTACTGCGGGCAAGGTTCGCCCTGCAGTCATTACAGCTGTTGGTGCTGGAACCAACGTGGACTGTAGGGTCGGTCATCTTGCCGAGACCTTTACCAACCTCCCAGTATGGTCTCGAACTACTCCTTCAACGGCAGGTTGGACGCGGGATCGGAAGGAGGTGTAGATGCCACCTAAGGTAGAATCCTGCGTGCAGAGCTTCATGGCGAAGCCTGCCAACAAGACGAAGTGGCCGGACGAGAAGAAGAGGCAGTCGGCTGCTTACGCGATTTGCAACTCTGCGGTCATGAGCGATGGTCATATGGGGTTCGTCATTGACCTAGCTGACATCGGACTAGCAGAGGACAAAAAGACCTGGGTTCACCTTCTCCGCTACGGCAGCTTCGACCATCCTGTCTTTGGTCAGATCAACATGACCAAGGACAAGATCAGCAACTTCGTGAAGAACTTCCGGAAGAACGTTCGAGGCATCATGCTGGACATCGATTACGCCCACAAGCATGATCAGGCCAAAGGAACAAAAGCAGCTGGTTGGCTAATCAGTCTTGACCAGCGCAGTGATGGCATGTGGGGACAGGTATCATGGACCGGCGAGGCCTTGAAGGAAGTAAAGGACGGCGCGTGGAAGTACATGTCGATCGAGTACGATGACGACTGGTGCGATGCTCAGGGGTCGTGTTACGAAGACGTCCTCTTCGGAGCTGCACTCACAAACCGTCCCTTCATGAAGGGTTTGTCTCCAATCAACTTTGCAGAACTCGACGACGGCGCATTCGAACAACCTGAAGGCAAATACGACCCTGAGGATGCTCGATACAGAATGGCTCAGGACTCAATGTATCGATGCGCGAACTGTGCCTTCTTCCAACCAAACTCAAATAGCTGCATGGTCGTCGATGGCAAGATCGGCGCTGACTGGACAAGTGACTTCTTCAAGCCAATGCACAAGGAGATGTTCGCACACGCCCTCATGGAAGAGAGCAATCCAGAATACATTGACCCAGTTGAACTCAGTATCAGAGAGTTCAGAGACATTCCAGTCAGCGCTCGCAAGAAGATGCCAAGCAGCGACTTCGCCGGAGCAGGAACATCCTTCCCGATCCAGAAGTGCGAGGACGTGAAGGCTGCTTTCCACGCTCTGGGATTGACAAAACAGAACAGGGGTGCCGTTCGATCCAAGATCATTTCAATCGCCAAGCGCAAAGGCTTCACATCCTGTCTGCCGGCAACAGTGAAGGCGGACGAGTTCATGGACGAACTCACTGCCCGGCGGATCCTGTCTATCGTAAGGAGGTGACATGGAAGAGTTTCTCAAGAAGCTTGCCGAAAGGCTCGGTCTGAAGGAGGACGCGACCGAAGAGCAGATCCTGGACGAGATGACGAAGAAGTTCACGGAACCTGCTCCGAAGCCCGGCGATCCACCTGCTCCCAAGGAGCGGGAGGACGTCGTGACGTTCTCCGAACTGACTGAGGCCTTTGGCCTGCCGAAGGAGAGCTCGAAGGAGGACCTGCTTGAGAAGGCGAAGTCCATCCGACCCCCAGAGGGTCAGAGGATGCGCCAGATGCAGAAGCAGTTCCCCGAGGAGTACAAGATCCTCGAGGAGACCAAGAAGGCTCTGGCCCAAGAGCAGCTTAGCCACAGGCTGGGTGACTGGCACCGTGGCGGCGACTTCGGAGGTATTCCTCCGGCTCTTGACGAGCTGATCACCGAGGTCCGTGGGACTCTGCCGCCCAGTGGGCGGAAGAAGTTCGACGAGTTCATCGATGGTCTTCTCGAGGTCGGTTTCGTGATGTCTCAGGAAATCGGCTCCGCGGCCGTTGTCCTTGGGGATGAGGGAGAAGAGTTCACCGTGGCTCTCGCCGCAGTCCGTAAGGAGAACCCGGACATGTCTCTTGAAGAGGCAGTCAGGGAGACGGCCAAGAAGAACCCTCAGCTTGCTGAGGGGTACCGTAAGGCAACTCAGCGGATCGAAGTGGAAGCAGGGGGGTGAGATAGTTGGCCGGTGCAGACACAGGAGTCCTGGAACTCCCGTATCAGGCGACCACTGCCATCACCAAGCTTCGCTTCGTGAAGCTGTCAGGTGACCAGGCGGTAGCTGCTGTTACGGCAGTGACAGACCAGGCGATCGGGGTTGCGAAGGTTGACATCTCAGCCTCCGAGTTCGCTGCAGGTAAGGCAACCGCAGTCCAGGTGCTTGGTGTGGCCTGGGTTGAGGCTGCTGCTGCAATCACACGTTTCGACTTCGTTGCTCCGTCGACTAACGGACGCGCACAGACATGTGTTGCAACGCAGTTCGCAATGGGCAAGGCTCTCAAGGCTGCAGCTAACGCGGGTGACTGGATCCCGGTTCTGCTTCTGCCATACGTGTTCACGTTGGCTAAGGCATAAGGGAGGTGGAGTAGAATGGCATACGGAGATCCTCAACTGCTCCACCTGGACTCGATGCTGACGGACATTTCCGTTGGCTTCGACAACCCCGACCAGTTCGTGGCGAGCATGCTCTTCCCACAGGTCGGAGTTGCTAAGCAGTCCGACAGGTACTACGTGTACAACCGCGACCTCTGGGGGCGCGTGACTGACGACATCCGGGCTCCGGGGTCGGAGGCCAACGAGCTCCCACCGATGACTCTCTCACGTGACGGCTACTTCGCCGAAGAGCACGCTCTCGAAGATGTCGTGCCTGATGAGGAGGTCGAGAATGCAGACCAGCCTCTTCAGCCCGCGATGGACGCAACCGAGCGTGTGACCAACACGATTCTCTTGAACCGTGAGAAGATCATGGTCGACATCGCAACCACTACAGCCAACTACGCATCTGGCTTCACAGCAACTCCAGCGAACAAGTGGAACAACTACACTACGTCCGACCCGATCGCAGACGTGAAGACTGGACGTACGGCGATTCACAACGCGCTGTTCCGTGATCCGAACACTGCCCTCGTGGGTTACAGCACCGCAGTGGCACTCGAGGATCACCCGGACTTCATCGAGCGGATCAAGCACTCACAGCTTGGCATTGCCAACGACGATCTCATCTCGCAGGTTCTTGGCATCCCGCAGTTCCGGCGCGCAGGCGCTGGAGTCGTGACCAGCGTCTACGGACAGGCTGAGACGTTCGGGTACCTCTGGCTGGACGACATGGTCCTTGCCTACGTTCCCCCACGTCCTGGCCGCAAGGTCCCGGCGTACGGTTACGAGTTCGTGTGGGGTTACTCGCGTGCTGGTGGCTCAGTGATGGCCACAGAGCGTTGGCGCGAGGAGAGGCGAGCCTCGGATGTTGTCCGAGTGCGTCGCCGCTACGATGTCAAGCTCATTGTCGTCGACGGCACTGGTGACTCGAACGGCGCAGGATACCTGCTCAAGGACCTCTTGACATAAGGGGGATGATCCTATGGCAGCTCCTGTCATCTTCGGGCACCGAAAGTTCCAATTCTATCAGACCAATGTGACTGACGAAGCAAACACGGACGCCACAGGAGCTTGGGCTGCTGCTGAGTCCACTCTGGTGAACAGCATGAAGGGTAAGATCAACTCCATGTTGACTGCCCTTCGCTCTGCTAACATCATCAACGGGACGGTCGTCAAGCAGGGGTCTGTCTGGGGTTCTAAGTCAGGCAGACTCCTGCAGGCGAACGTTACTGCGGCTGCTACTGCTGACACAGATGCAGTATACGGTCAGCCTGAGGCAGATCTCATCAACGAGTTGAAGGCCAAGCTCAACTCCGCCCTCTCAGCTTTGAATGCAGCTGGGTTCGGGGGAGCGAATCGGCACATCTACTACGGCCTCTTGCGTCCGCGGGAGCAGGCCACCTTCAGTCTGTCTATCGCTACAATCACTACTGCAGATGCAGATGCTACATACGGTGCGGCAGAACAGACTCTGATCAACGAGATCAAGGCAAAGCTGAACACCATCCTGGCAGCTCTTAGGGCTGCTAAGGTCCTAGCCTGAGAGGGGAGCTGATGAAGGCAGCAATTGTGATCCTTCTGGGAGGTGGCAAGTCGGTCCAGCCTGGGGAGGAGATCCCCGAAGGGCTGGACGCTGAGACGATTGCCTCCTTGAAGGCAGCTGGAGCAATCGAAGGCGAGGGAGCAGCTGTTACTGTTCCTGAGCCGGAGGCTGCTCCTGAGCCAGAACCGGAGCCCCCGAAGGTCGAAGAGGCTCCGAAGGTTGGCCCTTCAAAGTCAGCGGGGGGTAGTTCCTAATGACTCTAGCGCTCTACTCCGATGCCAATAGCTGGCTCGACGGAACCAAGATCCGCTTCGAAAATGAAGAGGACGCGGAGCCGGAGCGCTCAGAGGCCGAAACAATCACCAAGGCAGCTTTGATCGATCTCTATCCAGACCACGTCCTTCTCTGGACAACTACAGACCCACTTGTGCCTCCAGCAGAGGCTGTACCTGACCTAGTGAGAACCATCGTCAGCCTTCTGATGGCAGCGTACAGGTACCAGCGAAGGTACTCGGAGGAGACAATGACTCCGAGTACCTTCGCTCAGGGTCTAGAAGATCGTGCAATGCGTCTTCTAGATGCATTGCGCTCAGGGAATGCTAGCCTCATCGATCCTACTACCGGTGATGACCTCGTAAGCGAACTGACCTTTGGCGAAGGAGACTTCTGGCCTAATGACACCACAGTTGTCGAGACAGGCTCCTTACTAGTCGGTGTCGAGGAAGGTGACCCTCTGAGGTTCTTCAACATGGACGAGGTGTTCTAAGTGCCTATCAGGCTTGGCATCGAAGTCGTCTGGATTCCTCAGCCGGCAATCGTTGCTCAGGCCTTCTTCTCTGCGGCAGAGAGGGCTCAGCAACTTGAAGAGCCGATGCGAGAAGCAACTGAGATCGCAGCGACTGAGATCGACCTGAACTTTGAAGTAGAGGGTCGCCCAAGCCACTGGACTCCACTAGCCCCGGGGACAATTCGAACCCGTGTCATGGGTGACATCGGAGGCGTAGGAGGCACAGAGAGCTTCCGAGAAGGTACTTCAGAGTTCCAGGATCGTATCTTCTCAGGGTTCGCTAGTGCTGTGAAGATCCTACAGCGGACAGGCGCTCTTCGAAAAGGAGCTGTCGATCCCAATAGCTGGGCTATCGGCGGAAGCGGACAAGACGTCGTTGCCGTTCTTCAAGACCCCACAGGCTACGGAGGCTACCACGTCGAAGGAACTTCCAAGATGCCTCAACGTGACTACACCTACATTTCCGAAGCTGCTCAGGATGAGATGGGGGAGTTGTTCCTTGACTTCATCAGCGGTCCGGAGTGGTCTTAGTGCAGATAGGAACCCTCGAATGGCGAGCGCCAGTCATCACGCAGCGTATCGTCGATATCCTCACCGAGTCAGCAGACGAGCTCACTATCAAGGGTGTCTTCTACGGCTTCCAACAGTTGATCCCCGAGTTCCCTGCAATCTCTGTAGAGTCAGGTCGCAAGGCCCGAGGCGGGAACTCAACACACCGGTTCGAGATCCAATTCACAGTCCTGATGATGCTGGAACACGGCAAGATTCAGTCGACTGAGATCAACAAGAAGGAGTCCGAAGAGTTGTCCGAGCTAGTAGAGGCGAAGCTTCATGAGGACCTCACTCTCGGTGGTCTTGTCATCTTCGGATACGTCAGTAATATCGACCCCGGAGTAAGATTCCGGGAAAGTGAGATGATACGTGCAACCAGGCTCACGTGGGACGGCCTCAGTCGTGAGGGGTTCTAGAAGGGGGTGAAGGTTAGTGGGCAAGTACAAAGTGAGCCTAGACAGACCAGACGCCATGGACGATGTACTCTTTGAGGTGCCCCCTGTGGGCCTGATCAAGAACAAGACCCACGTTGTCGCTGAACTTAGCGACGAGCAGGCGGAGTTCCTCAAGAATGCTCACGGCATTACCGTCGAGAAGTCAAGTCAACCTGAGACAGAGCTGAACACCGAGATGCCCGGTTACGTCTATCCTGAACCGGTCGAAGAAGCGTACGTGGCACCAGTTGTTGTTACGGCCGAAGTGGCGGAGGGGGGTGAGACAAGTTGACCCTTGAGGTTGCTGGTCAAGGTGTAGTTGGTGTTGCCTTCGAGACGACCCAAAACACCTATCTCGCCCCGACCGACTTCATTCCTCTTCGGAGTGAGACTCTGGAGCTCATGGAGGACAAGTACTACCGGCTGAACATTCGAGGAACAGCTGACCGAACAGGTGCTCTGCAGGGTTACAAGCACGTCGAGGGCGATGTTGAGTTCGAGCTGACGGCAGACCAACTCCTACGTTGGCTGTATTCAGCTCGAGTGGCAATCGTCAAGACAGGTGCAGGTCCGTATACGTACACCTTCACTCCGGTTGGTGTTGCGAAGACATCGACAGGTGCAGGTGCTACGGTTCGGAAGACACTGTCGATCTCCTGCCAGCGAAGCGGTGTTGTATTCGGCTACGTTGGGTGCTCTGTCACCCAGATGGTGTTCACCGTCGATAGTGGCGTCATGATCGGGACGTTCTCAGTGGTCGGGTCCGATGAGGCTGTGCAATCCACGCTGACTCCGACTTGGCCTACGTCGACTCCATATGCACCTGGGAAGGTCATTCTGGAGTTCCCAGATGCGACGCCACGCCCCGACGTTGACACATTCAATATCACGATCAATGACAACGGAACTGCAGCGAACCGTTTGAATGGGACTCGTGGAGCTGCCTACATTACTTGGGGTGAGCGAGAGGTTACTGCATCGTACGACATGGACTTCGACAACGCGACTGACTACAACGTCTACAAGAACCAGACCATCCAGGTCCTGGAGGTCTTGGGAAGTAACAACGCATCCAGCGATGAAGTGTCGATCAAACTGAACAACTGTGTCGTTGACACGTACCCTGTGTCGCTGTCGGGCTTCGGTGACATCCTTCGTGCATCGATCAACATGCACAGCATTGCCTTGGTAACAGACGCTTACACGATCGTTGTCAAGACTGCAATCAGCATCACGTGATACTGGTGGGCATGCAGAAAGGAGAGGGGCATGCCAAAAGCAACTGCAAGTAAGCAGGGCCAGAAGTTCAACCTCAAAGAGCTTCCGGAGGGGTACGTTGTACTCCGGAAGCTCAACTATGGAGAGATGCTTGCGCGTCGGAACCTTGGGATGGGAGTTACTGCTCCTTTCAAGAGGGACTCCGACTCGATTGACATGAAGCTCGACCTGTCGCAGGAAGAGGTTCGCGTGTACGAGTTCTCTCACATGGTCATCGAGCACAACCTTGAAGACGATGGGGGTCGTAAGCTCAACCTGATGGACCGTAATGACATCAGCAAACTCGATCCGAAGATCGCCTTGGAGATTGAAGGGTACATCACTGAACTGAACCTGCCGGATGATGAGACCCCTTTACCCGTCAAGTCTGGCTTGCCCTCGGACACGGAAAACGGATCGAAGACCCAGACATAGCTACAATCATCGAGGTCGCAGGAATGTGCCTAACGATGAACATCTTGCCGGCTGCTGGAGGGCTTTTCGATCAAGACCCGCTTTGGGTCAGGCGACTGCAGATAGTTGCAGAGGCTCAACAGATGGCCCAGAAGATGCAGATGGAGCGAGAAGAAAGTGCTGCTAGAGCAAAGAAGAAGGCAGCTGCCTATGCGACGCGTTAGCGAGGAGGCTTCGTAACATGCCTATGGGCATGAGGGAGTGGCTTCTGGTCATTCAGGCACGTGACCAGGCCTCTCAGGCTATCCAAGGCGTTGGTAACGCGGTTGGGGCCGTAGGGACCCAAAGTCGCTTTGCCGGTTACCAGGTCTTTGCTCTCGGCCTTGCGTTGCAAAAAGCAGGCGGCATGCTCACAAGGTTCGGCATGGCCATCTTCGATGCTGTAGGGGACACCGCTCGGTTAGGCATCGAGTTCGACAAGAGCATGAGTCTTGTGCAAACACAGGCACGACTCGGTGAGACACAACTGAGGAAGTTCCAAGAAGCTGCTAATGACGTCATGGGAGATGTTGCAGTCTCCTCGACTGAGGTAGCCGAAGGTCTGTTCGACATCTTCTCGAGCGTCGAGGTCAACTACAAAGACGCCATCAGCATGGTAGAGCTCTTCTCGAAAGCGGCAACAGCAGGTGGAACTGATGTTCGTACCACTACCCGGGGCGTCATCCAGATCATGAACGCCTTCGGTCTGGAGGCCGATGACACACGGAACATCTTGGACCTTCTGTTCAAGCAGGTGCAGCAGTCGACCGGTACATTTGAAGAGCTGATCTCGGCCTGGGGCAACGTCGTCTCTGCAGCTAAGTCAATGGACCAGTCCTTACAGACTACGGCTGGTGCAGTCGACTTCCTAACTAAGCGAGGCAGAACTCAGGCTCAGGCAACTATCTCTGTCTCGAGGGCACTTGACCAACTGTCAAGGCACTACCAGGATGTTCAAAAAGTCCTTGGTGTACAAACCTTCGACAAGGCAACTGGCAACTTCCGACAACTCGGTGACATTATTACAGACATGGGTCTGGCAATGAAGGACATGACGACTCAGGAACAGGTTGACGCATTCGAGGATATGTTCGGTGCGGGTTCAATTCAGGCAAACAGGTTCTTCAGGCTAGCCGTTCCTCAGTTCAAGGCGCTGACTCATAACATCGATGCCCTGACACGAAAGGACCTCGTAGGTTACTTCAAGGGCGCCTGGGACATCATGCGCAAGACTCCCGCAGTTCAGATCGAGATACTCCGGAACAAGTGGGACTCATTGCGTCGTGACCTACGAAACCTCTTCCTTCCCGTGATCCTTGACCTTGTCAAGGTCGGAAAGCGTGTACTCGACTGGATCGATGGGTGGGATCAGGGTACCAAGGAATTGATAGTCAAGATCCTTCTTGCTGTCGGAGCACTCGCTGTGTTCTTCGGAGCGATTGCCAAGATCGGTGGAGGCATACTCCTATTTGCCTCGCTACTCAAGTTCGCAGGCATCGGTGTACTTGGCTTCATCAAGATCCTTGGAGGCCTCGGTCTCGCTGGAGGTCTCATAGCAGCTGCACTTATTGGTGCAGCCATCCTGATCTTCACTCACTGGGATGAGCTCAAAGACTGGTGGATTCGTAACTGGGGTACAATCAAACATGTTGCGCTTCTTGCAATTGCAGCGCTTACGGTTGCCCTTGTGACTCTGGGTAGGACGCTTGCCATCAACGTTGGTGCTCGCCTTATCAACCTTGTTGTCAGTTTTCAAACAGTGGGAACTGCAGCTCTCACCTTCAAGGGTATTATGTCTGGTCTGGGGATGGTACTCAGGAGGCTCGGTTGGGTAGCACTCGCGCTTGGCATACTCGAAGTCGTGAACGCCTTCCGTGAGGGACGGGAGAAGGGCCAGGCGTTCTTCCAGATGCTAAAGACCGGAAGTGAGCAAGCGATAACCAAAGCGACAGAAAGGTTCAACACACTCAACAACCGACTTCAGGAGCTCTCCTTCTGGGATCGACTCAAGTTCTGGGAGTTTCCTGAATATGCTCGTTGGAAGGGCGAGATGCAGGGCATCGAAGACGCCTTCGACCGAAACGCAGAACACCTCGATCGACAACGACAGAATCTATTTGACTGGGCTGACGGGATAGCTGAGGGGGATGACAGACTACGAACGTTCGGTCAGACTCTGATATGGAACACTGGTCTCAATAGGAAGCAGACAGAGGTGCTCATGCGAGAGGCCAGGGGAGTCGAGCTCCTCAGAGGCCACGTAAGTGATCTGACCCTGAAGCAGGTTCTGAACCTAGCAGCCGTGGGTGATCTAAATGGTGCTATAAAGATCCTGAATAGACTACAAGGTGAGCATCTCGGCGTACTCAGGAACCTGGCAACACCTGAACAAGCAGCAGCAGAAAGAGCAGAGGACATGGCGCAGAAGGTCCGAGCTCATGTTCTGGCTCAGAAAGCTCTGAACCGCTCTCTCAATGAAACTCTCGGACCTCTCAAGAACCTGATTTCCCCTGCTAATGCATATGCAGAGCAGGCATCACTAATGGCTCAGAAGCTAGCTGCTGCGGCTGGAGCACAGCGAGCCTTCAATGAAGCTGTCAATGCCGCTCCTGTCGGTGGGGGTCACGGGCGTCACATTCCTAAACGCGGAGGAGGTGGCGGTGGTAGTAACACCGGTGGTGGAAATCCGGGGCCGTCTCCAGATAGGCCTAACATCAACGTCACCGTCACACCTAACAAGGCGAACATAGACAACAAAGACTTGATGCGTGAGGTTGACTGGGTCATAAGGTCGGCACAATGGATGTGAGATGCCACTAAACCCTTGGGAGCTGTCGTATAACGGTCTCGTCTTCGGGGCCGACCTTCAGATTGGAGTTCTGTCGATTACGGGCCTAGAGCCTCCTGAGGCGAAAGCAGATGTTCGTCCGAAGGTTGCGGCAGACGGGTCCTTCACGTTTGCCGCCTTCTATGCAGAGCGCCACGTCATCATCAATGGTGATATCATCCCAACCAGTGGCAGTCCAAACGATCTGGAGGCACTCATCAACTCCTGGCGGACAGCGTTTGATAACCAGGGTACCGACTTAGACTTGGACTACCGATTGGGAACTGGTTCTGATCGGCGGATCAAGTGTAAGCCGACTCGTCGAACCATCAACGTGGACAGGGACTATAACATCGGCGCGGCCCTGTGGATCGTTGAGTTGGTCGCAGGCGATCCTGCCATCTACAATACGTCCAATACGAAGCTGTTCGACGGATGATGTAAGGGACCACTATGGCTCTTGACCAACCACATTTCCGTGTGCGTTCAGACGACACTCAAGGTCTGAACGTTGATGCTGGCTGGGCAGGAGCACTCGATACAAATGTAACCATTGACGCTGAGAAACTCTTCCGTATCCGGTTTGAAGTTGCATCGACAATAAATGAAGGTTCGAAGACGTTCAAGCTTCAGTACCGCCGAAATGGTGGGACCTGGACCGACGTGCCGGTCAATGCGGTCGTACCTCCGACATCGATGGGCACCACCGAGATCGTCGCCTCGGCGTTGTACGTCGACAACGACGCAACCACGAACCTGCTCGTTGGATCTGGATTGGCGTTCACCGCAGGAGTAGGGCTTGAGGACAACTTGACACCAGCAGTCACAATCAACAACCAGCACACTGAATACGAGTGGACTATCCGGATACGCGTGATGTGGAACAACGGTACGATACGTGGCCGCAACGTGGATGGTGACACGTTCGAGTACCGGATTGTTGAATCAGGCGGAACTGTGTTCGCAGGGACGTACGTGATTCCGCTCATCACGCTGAATGTGCCCGATGGGCTCATCGGCGGGTCTATGTGCGAGACCCCGAAACGCCTGGGACCATACAAGGACACGAACGGCAACCTGTATTACCTCGGAGAGTATGGCACGATGGGTGTCGCAGATGAGATAGCGATGCTCAAGTCTACGGACGGGGGCAAGCAGTGGACCATCATGGACGAAGCGAACAGACCGCCCGTTGACGACTTCGAGGCCGGTGACATGGAGCAGGTCGGGAACACGCTGCACATCACTACTTTCACCGGGAGCGGCACCGTTAGGTACCACACGTTCAGAACGTCCGACCACGGGTCACCAGATACCTGGGGTGTCAGTGCCCAGGTGATCCACACGGCGTCGGTGAGCCCGACTGACCAGGACGTCTCGCTCGGCGTTCGCTCGGACGGCTCGATCGTCTGCACGTACACGACCGATCCGTCGGGTGGCTTCAGCCGACAAGGGTATCGCGTGCGCGACACCGGCGGTGTGTGGTCCGCTGAGACCATCCTCGACACGACTGCGTCTATATACTGGTCGTCGGCCATCGTGGTGATAGGAGCGAGCGACCTCGCGTACATCATCTACCACGACGACACGAACGACCTGCTCTACTACAAAACGCTTACGAGTGGCGGCTCGCTCTCTGGTAGGACGCAATTCAATGCGACCGGAACGGCTCCTTCGGAGAAGGCGGTCCCGCAGGCGTACTACTTCGATGACAACGGCGTCGAAGTCATCGTTGCGTTCTACCGACGCAGCAACGCAATGTGGGAGCGTCGGATCATAGGAGGGGTACTTCAGACTGAGCGCCAGATCTCAGACGTCAGTATTCCGAACAACCGAGCGGGGTCGGGCGCTCCGACCGCGTCCATCGCTGTCTGGGATGTTGACATCCATGCCGCCTACTCCGACCTCACAAACCTCAACTTGTGGTACGACATAAGTCAGGACGGCTCAGCATACGGAACTGACGTGCAGAAGTTCGATGCAGTAGTGTCGGTCGATGCGATCATTAGCAATGTGTTCCAGCACTCGGTTGCTAACGGCGGTGCACTCGTCATGGCCGTCTTCATCAACGATGGTGGCGGCGGTGAAGGCAGCGGCACAATCAAGTATGTCGATTGGACGGTCGCAGGAACCGTACCACCACCGCCCCCACCGTCTGGAGCAACGTCGTTCTTCGGTCTCACAGTGAACCCTGCAGATAATGGTTCACTAAGTGCAGAAACCGTTACCCTGACTCCTCCTGCATCGATGCTCGCTGGTGACCTCGTTATGACGATGGGTCTCTTCCGAGAAGGGACCGGCCTTGTCAACTGGGCAATTGAAAATGGAGGTGGTCAGGAATGGGATGCTATCGGAGGTCAGGTTTTAGGCTCCGGATGTACACTGCAGCGCTGGGCATGTACCTTCGATGGGACATGGCGTGGACAGTGGCTCACTGCGAATCAAGCCAGCCTTGAGACTGACACAACTGGTTGGATTGCACAGTTCAACTCTACCATTGCGAGAGTCGCAGATGGCCTCGCGGTGAATGGAGCGAACGTACTTCGCCTGACCTGTACGAGCGGTGTCGAAGCTGAAATGGATGCGGCTACGTCCGAGGGGTTATCGGGCCTCCGAGTCAAGGCGGGTCGTACATACACTGGAATCATCCACTTTCGTACTGCGGTGACAAGCCGTACTTGTTTCGCCTCAATTGCGTGGTTTGATGCCAACGGAAACTTCCTAACTCTTGATCTCGGCAGCAGTGTTACTGATGTGTCGGGCAGTTACACAAAGGCCTTCATTACAGCTATAGCACCCACTGAGGCACGATACGCTTCTGTGAGGGCTATCGTAAACGCACCGGCTACAAGCGAAGAGCACTTTATTGACGCAATCAGTTTTGCCCCTGGCAGCTCTCAGACGTTCTTTATGCCTTCGTCATCGGATCTTCTACTTGATTCAAATCGTGGCTCGGCAGATGCCATCACAGGTGCCATGTTTGTTTTCCGTCCCTCATTTCAGTCACTAGAGTGGGCAGCTGAAGATCAGATCTTCACCTTCATTGACGATGATGTAAACGGTGACTGTCCCTTCCCTACCCAGACCACTCGAAGATATCAAACTGTTGCTCTTACAGAATGGCACCGGGACGTTCTGCATACGTTTTCCCTTCAATCCGCAGGTTGGATAAATCCTGGTTCTGTGACACAATGGCGAAACACAGCAGGAAGCGATCTGGTACTAACAGTTGCGTATAAAATCTTCGAAGCCGTCATCGGAAGTACAGGCGACATCATCAACCGTGCAAATCCGGTCGGAGCCTTTGTAGGTTCTGCCTACATGTCTTTCTACGAAGTCAAACCTCCCACCATCCACGTAGTAAAGCCGAAGGCTCTCCACAGAGCTTCAAGGTGGTAAGATGGCACGCCTAGGACGAGCCAAACGAAAGCAGGCAATCTTCATCCATCCTGGCCCTAAGACAACAACCGCCACTATTGTCTTGTTGGGAATGGCTACAGAAACAAACACGGCCTTCTCTGTTGCACCTGGCCACACCGTCGTCTTAGGTCTAGCGACTGAGACGAACGAAGCGACATCATTTCCAGGCATCAAACTTGTTACTGAAACGGACACAGCATTTCCGATCGTTCCTATGCGAACAAAGGCAATCGGTCTTGTAACTGAGACAAACACAGCCTTCAGCATACTTGGCAAGAAGGGCAAGTTCGTCAGCATGGCTACAGAAACAGACTTTGCTTTCGCCATTATTCCACAAAAGCCACAGCCGCCAATCGTTGGCGTTCCCCTCTACGAGGTAGAGTTGACACAACTGACTGTGAATGGAGGAGCTACCGTCATAGCAAGTGTACCGTTTGACGACCTACAGTACGGGTTCACAATCGACGGGCCGAACTGGGCTGAGATAATGATCGATGCGTGGAGGCCTGAAGCTACAGTTGCCAACTTTACCGAGGGGGAAAGAGAAGTCTACATTAGGCGAGACGGGGTGCTAGTGTGGGCAGGCTACCTCTGGTCAGCAGAGGGGTCTACTAGCGACATGATGGTTCGGCTATCGTGTAGTGGCTGGGCTAGCATGCTGGACCACCGCCTGATCGATGAGGATAAGCAGTTTAGCGATCAAGAGCAGATGAACGTCGCCTGGGAGCTAATCAACTTCACTCAGAACAAGACAGAAGGTAATCTTGGTATCACACGCGGACCGGAAGCAAACTCAGGTGTGACTCGAACACTCAAGTACAGATACTGGGAACGCCGAGTCATCGGTGAAGTTATCCGAGAGATAGCTGAGATGAACGGCGGCTTTGACTTCGACATCGCTCCTAACAAGGTGTTCCATATGTACTATCCCCGACGTGGAGTTCTCTCAGGTACTACTCTTCAACTAGATACCAATATGAACACTATCCAGCAGCTGCGTGACGCAAGTGAAGTGGCTTCTGAAGTGCACGGTATAGGTGGGGGCGAAGGTAAGGCTACCTGCATTGCCGTTGTTTCTGATGCCACTGCACTAGCAGACTACGGTCTGCGACAGACTGCTGAGGAGTTCGGTGACATCAAACACTACAACACTATGGTACAGAAGACAACACGATTCTTGAACCAACACAAGAAGTCGACTCGACAGCCACAGATCAGTCTTGCCGTTGTAGGTGCCACACCCGTAGTTGGAACATACAGTGTTGGCGATAGGTTCCCGCTACTTGCAAGTGCAGGATACTTCAATATCAGTGGAACGTTCCGCATCTCTGCGTATGAGGTGCATCTAGACCAGACAGGAGTTGAGGTCTCAACGATTCACTTCGACGAAAGGACAGCACCATGAGCACAACCGTTGTAGGGTCAGAATACCAGCCCCCAGGGCTGCAGAAGACGCTAGGAAAGATTGGCAGGGACTCGTCCAAGTTCGATCGAACGAAGCCGTATGACCCTGATGAGAAGCCTCTACCCCCCGTCAACATGCATGTTATGATCCGAGTGCACGAGGTCAAGACTCGTCTTGAGTTCAGGGCGATCCTGAGGTGTGACCCTCTCACTCCTAACACCTGTCAGGCTGACATCGATAAGTACATCTTCCAGATGAGGTTTGTCAACGGTGCAGGTGTACCTCAGGAGTACGACTTTGACACGGAGCACCCACCTAGTAAGGTGGTGATTCATACAAAACGCATAGACGCCAAAGAAGTGTTCGACTCCGACAATGATGAGCCACATGTCGCCTGGAAGGACCTACCCAAGCCAAAGCAATGGTATGTTCAGGGTAGGGCACGTATCCAAGACAAGCACCACAGGAAGTCTGATTGGACCGCTTGGACAGATCCTGTCTTGCCTTTCCAGGAGGCACTGCCAAAGCCTCCAGCACCTGTCATCACAGACCTGTCGTTCTTCAAGGACAACGGTGCCAGGGAGACAAAGTACGAAGCTCGTGTCCAATTCAACAACGTTCAGAACTGGGATGTACCAGGTGGTGACAAAGAAGATGACATGGCTCGCTATATCTGGAAGGCTCAGATACAGATCGGAGGAACAGGGGCCTGGCGGTTGCTCGACAAGGGAACCATTGAGGACGTGGACAGCGATGAAGACGATGGGCCGACTACCGGTAAGTTCACATTCCGCCGTGTCCACCGTCGTCATAAGTACCGTGTCAAGATGAGATCAGTCGACCGCTGGAACCGAAGGGGAGACTGGACTACTTGGTTCCCTTCAACATCTGGCGTGAGCATCGCCTCAGACACTCCTCCGCAAGTGACCATCATGAGGTATATCGACCTCAAGAAGCGTCGTGGTGTTGTCTGGGAGGCACCTGAGGATGCTACCGACATCAATAATGACATCAAGAAGATCGAGCTTCAGATCGCCAAGAGCAGCGCGTTCAGCACCATCACCGAGAAGCATATGAAGTCTGCCGGTCATGGAGTCTACAGATACCTGGTTCCGAGGACTGACTGGGATGTGAACCATTTCATTCGCCTCAGGACTGTGGATGGTGAGGGCGACAGGGGCCCGTGGCAGCCAAGTGCTTCTGGTCAGCTTCTGAATGGTGTTGAGGGCGATGAGTTCGATGCGGATACTCCAGGCACGATCAAGAAGCACGCCGGCCCGAACACTCCTACAGGATGGCTTCGAGCTAATGGAACACTCTATGCAACGTCATTGTATCCTGCTCTGTTCGCTGAGATTGGTTATACGTACGGTGGGAGCGGAGTGAACTTCGCCGTCCCAGACTTTAGACGTCGGCACCCCCGAGGAGTAGGGGCTGGTCAGAGCCTTGGGGAGAACGAGAACCAGGTCGAAGGTGAGCGTCAGGATGGTCATGGTTCGCATCAGGGTCATAGACACAAGCACCATCACAAGAGAAGGCGCAAAGACCATTCTGACGACGGTGGTGGAGGCAGTGAAGGCAACGCGACGCCTCATGATCACTTTTTCAGCGTAAATACCAACCCGGCTAGCGATACCGTCACACGAGCCACAGGAGCCAACAATGCTGCTGGCCCTGGCCATAATCACTTTGTCAACGGCTTCACTAACAATGGAGGTGATCACTCGCATGGCATTACTCAGGGTTCACGTAGGAGCCCTGGATCACCGTTCACTGGAGGGTTCGGACAGACAGCTCATGTCAACCACGAGGACACCTTTGTCGAACACGCAGACTTTGCATCTATCTACCAGGACTCGCTTACAGGTGGCTCGAGGTTCGATGGTACATCGTGGGATGCTGGACCTACGGATACCGGAGGCAGTCCTATTACCATCGACGAATCTGGGGCACCGAGTGGGCACAAGCAGCACGGGCACCTTCGAGTGCACTTCATCATCAAGACCTAGGAGAGGGAGATGAGTGCAGACGAATTGAGGTTAGAGATGCAGTACTGGAGGGATCGGGCTGAGAGGGCCGAGCCCCGACTTCTTGCAATAGAGACTGCGGCTCGGGATTTCTATCGGGCATGGCTAGACACGATAACTCCTGCAACTCGTACGAACGCACTGAACCAAACTGAGGCGAAGCTCCAAGAGGCGTTCAGGGAATGACAGACTTCATGTCAGCGCGAGAAGCACTGAGGTACTTTGGCATCGCCTACATCCCTGAGGATATGACCATCCCGGATGAGGCGAGAGACCAGCTAGAGAACCTCCTTCTTGAACACGATCTCGATATCGAAACGGACAATCGAGGAACTGTCGTGGCTATCGACCCAATAGGTTCACAAGAGGCACTGTTCAAGGAGCACCTGAAGAAGGTTGGTCATCGTCCTGACGACCCCGCTGAGATGGCCAAAGAGAAGGTGAAACGGGAGAAGGAAGAGAAGGAGAAGCAAGAAAAGATCAATCAGAACAAAGAGCTACTGAAGTTGAAGATAGCAGACAAGCTGAAGTTGAAGAAGGAGGAGTAGGGAAGGTGACGCACGAGGACGGAAACGGGCACGAGCATGATCAATCCCCCGGCGGAGATCGGAGGGCTCCGCTAGGGTACACTACTGACAAGGACTTCTTCCTTACCGTGCTCCGTGAACGCCGACGTGCTCACGATGCTGAACACGAGAGTCATGACGAGCAGCATATATCCGAACAGCAACTGCTGACGTTCGCTCGTGAGACGCTTGAAAGCAGAGTGGCTGAAGCGGCAAACAACGTCGACGAGCGTAATAAGGTCATTGCGGATCGACTCGATAGACTGGAGAGTGGTGGTGCACCGTTCGCCTCTCGGTTGGACGAGAGCCTGAAGACTCTCAAGTCGGATGTTGAAACTTTGAAGTCGGATGGGATTACCTCTGAGACCTTCAAGAGCCTAGTATCTGACGTAGACTCACTGAAGACAGAAGCAGTTCGTCAAACTGCACTTGACACGTTGCGTCAGCAGAACTCTGAGAAGATTGAGTCTCAACGGAAGCAGATCAAGTATGTCCTCATTGCAGCAGGACTAAGCTTTGCAATTAGTTTGGTCTTACTTGGAGTCCAGGTTTTGGGCTCAACCGGGAACTGAAGGGAGGTGAAACATGGACTTTGCAGCAGTGCTTGCAGCAGTTCTAGCACTAGGTGCAGTCGTCACGAAGTCAGTTGATCTGGTTAGGAACGTGATTGACAGGGATGACTCGTTGCCGCCTGCGACCTGGAACGTTGCAGCGTTCCTGATCGGTATCATCTACTGCGTCGGCTGGGGGATCGACCTCAGTGCAGCGATCCTCGCACTGGTACCTGCATTAGCTGGTGAGTCGTCCCGTTTGACGGGCGTTGCAGGACAGGTGCTCACTGGTGTGCTTGCCGGAGGAGCAGCTGGGTTCGCCCATGAGCTGTTCGACAATCTCAGTGCAGGAGCGTCTATGAAGCATGAGAAGGCGAAGGCGCTGGAGAACGGCAAGGTAGCCGAATAGCTTCAAGGTGTATAGGGACCGGGTGTTACCTCCTTCCCTCTCAGGGGCTTGCCCGGTCCCTATACTTATCAGCTCACAGGCAGGCTGGCCACCCACTCCTCTTTGGGTTGCCTGACGTGTGTGCGTGGTTGGGATAGTGGCTTGCAACTCCTCGCCAGAGCACTTCCGGGAAGCCGCTATTGTTCAGCTTCTTGACAACTCGATCTGTCCCGGCGATGTCAACGCCCCACGTGCCGCTGACCTGCTTCTGGACCACCCAGTCCATAGCATTGCCACCAGTTGGTGAAGGTGGACCGGGACAGTGTTGAGAAGGAACTCGTGTCCCGGAGATAAGCTTGCAAACGGTGTACCCCATCGTAATGATACGCCGTGAGATACCGTCCTCGAGTTGGATAAGTTCAGCTTCCTTGAAGGTCAGCCTGTGCGCTTTGGCGATCGACTTAGAGATGCCAGATGGAGGTGGGGGTACAACGATGTGTGCCTCACCAATGTCGAGGACGAAGATGGCCCCTGTGGAGACCACTTTACACCAGAAGGCGTTGTCCTCACCCATTAGAGGAACTTCACGGTCAAAGTTCTTCATCAAGGCTGGCTGGCCCATCTCTCGAGACCAGTCGGTGATCGGAGCGTTCTTCTTCTTCCACTTGTACGGTCCCTTGCCCTTGATACGATCGACAAAGTCGACACGGGCTTCCTTCAGAGGACCAAACTCAGAGAACTTAGTTCCCTTGCGTCCTGCGCGGTAAACTTTCACTCTTCACCTCCTATGCACATCCCCAAGGTCCCCATCCATGACGAGCTGCCCAAGAGACAGCCGTGATGATGTTCGACCTCCAGTTGTGAACAAACACCGATAGTCCGTACCAGCGATCGATGTCCGGCATCGATGTTCTCTGGTTCGCGTATGTAGTCCTGAGATACTGGAAGGGACCGTGATATGAATCGGAATGCGAGGGCTCGACACCGAAGTTGCTCTCGCAATGCCAAACGCTGAGAGCCTCTGCGACTCCGCCAGGCGGGTCTTGCTTCGCTGCTATGCAACGAACCGTCTTGGCTGGTGAGTAACCCCGACACTCTTTGTTCCACCCTCCTGCACTTGCGTTGCTCGCTGCTGCTATGAATGCGAACCCCAACAACAGGAACGCTAACACCACAAGCAACCACCGTGGCAAAATCGGTTGCATTCTGCACCTCCGCTTCGTCGTTGGGCCTCGACTTGAGGCCACGGCAACTGCGGTTTGGTCTGTGTTCTATCACGCTCCCTTCTTTGGAAGTAGGTTTCCGGCTTCGCCGATGCGTACTCCCTTGCCGAAGCCAAGGTACCAGAGTATGTGTCTCATTGCATCGTTCGCGTGTCGCCAGTTCGTCTTGGGCTTCCTCAGTAAGTCAAGTTTGGCGAGTCGGTTGTCGTCCCAGAATGCCTTCCCCTGAGCCGGTGTCTGCCAGACGATCTCGACTTTGTTCTGCCTAGCCCACTCCTTGACGACACCGATCACCTCGACTGGAGACAGATCGACCTTCGGAAGTTGACGATGTTGGAACGACTCGCAGATGATAGTCAAGTCGATAGGGCCGTTCTGTCCCCACCTAGCCGTTTGAAGGAGGTCCCAGACTTTGTCTTGTGCGACTTGTCCTGAAGTATATCGTTCACCTACTGCACCCTTGGTGAATATTGCCCACCCAGTGGTAGCTCCAGGATCAAGGGCTAGGAGGCGCAAGAGGCTTCTCCACTCGTCGAATAGGAATGTCACCCAAGTATGCACGGCACTTCGGATTCGAGCACACGAGAGAGTTTACGTCCATGTTGCCCATGAGGACAAATCTCTCAATAGGACCGAAGTGTCCACCCTTACGCTTACACCGCCACCTCTGGAACCAGCTAGAGTGTCCCCACTCTGGTGCTGGTTCGTAGTCAGGAATGCCGTAACCGTTCATTCTTCCTCCAGAATGTGACGAATGTCTGGCGGGCGCCAATTGGGTCCTTTGAGGACTTTGCCGTCCTCACGGTAGATGGGCTTGCCATTCTCGTCAAGCTTTGACATATTCGAGTCATGCACCTCTTCGAACACTTCATCGATTGGGATGCCAAACTCGAGTGCCGTACCGTACGTGACAACGAGGAGGTCAGCAAGTGCATCTGCTACCTCGACGATATCACGTTGGCCGATAGCAAGAAGCAACTCAACGAACTCCTCCGTGATGAGGTTGATTCGGAGAGATACTCGTCCGTCGGGGAAGCCTGGCCTGTCAAGACTAGGGACGCCAAAGGCTCGATGGAACTCTGCAACCATCTCGGCGTTCGTCTTCACTCGAACCTCGCACCACAGTTCGGACAGTACCTATAGTCATCCGGTGTCTTAGTTCCCTCGGCTGTACGGTAGATGTGCTCACTGCAGTTACCACAGACCCAGTAGATGCGAGCAACACCCTTTGGTCCCTGGATCTCCATACGCTCCAACTTGGCATAGATCGAAGGTGTGGCTAGTGCTGGCATATCAGTATCCCTTCGGCTGCTTGACAGGTTTTGGCTTCTTTGGACCCTTCGGTTTGGCCATGGAGTTCACCTCCTCTATCTATTCTATAGCAACCACTTGTCAAAATCAAGGAGTGTTCTGTCGCTTCGCCCCGACGGCAAATCCAAACAGAAGTGAGGCGAGATAGAAGGCCAGTGTGAGGATCAGCCATCCTGCTACTGACAGGAGGATTTCCTTCTCGTCAGACACCTCTGTGATGAAGGCAAAGATGGCACTTACGAGTGCCGCTATCAGAAAGACGTTCATGTTTCACCTCCTTATAGACTTTTCTCTAACGGTGACTACTCGCAACCTCAACCCTAGTAAGCTCGATAGGTATACTCCATAGGTTAGAGAAGAATCTAAGTATGGAACTCCATAGAGATTCATAGCTCGTTGAGCAAGTCTAAACTTTGTGAAGAACTGACTCAAGGTACGCACGTGCCTCCTCGAGGGTTTGGAACATCTTGTCGGACTTCTTGCTGTTACATCTCTGGCACGCTGCCACGAATTTCTCGTTTCGTTGGGAGTAACTCCAAGGGACAAAGTGGTCCCAAGTAACGCGAACGTCACCTCCGAAAGGTCTGTCACAGTAGATGCAACATCGCGCCTGTTGTTCTAGTATCCGAGCCTGTTCTCCAGGAGAAGGAACCATCCTCTTCTTTCCTCCTGGGCCTTGAGGTAGAGGGACATAAGGTTCGTCAGTAGGCAAGAGCAATGCCATATCTTGTCCGCACCAGGCTCTTGTTGCATCCTTCGCTACCGGGTAGATCTTCCCACATCTAGGACAGACCATCGGCATGACTCTTCCTCTCTCGCACCTCGATGTTGGATGGACGGAAGTCTCGGTTGTTTCGGTTCTTGAAATAGACTCTCTCGTCGGAGTGTAAGGGTCTGCCAAGCTTCTTCTCTGCAACGATCCAATGCTTGAATGCCCATCCGTTCGAGGTCTTCACCATTGTGTAGCCGTTCTTGTTTATGGTCTCTGTCCCAATAGGCACCTTACTACCTCTAGGCATCTTTTTCCTTTTCATCGAGTGCCTTGTTCATCATGTCTCGGGAGATCTCTCGAAGGTTACTTCCGTCACCGGGTAGGACGATGTTGCTCCGCATCCTCCTAACTGCGCCGTAGACGTCAAGAGCGATCTTCTCTGCGACGTCTAGTTCCCAAACCATCGTTGCAGTTCCTGCAGGAGTCGAGTGGAAGACGACAACGTGTTCCTTCAGGACCAGCTTTGGTTCGCCACTTCCGTCTCCAGGATCCATCACTGGGAACTGTGCTCCAGTGACTGTAGTCTTGTGATCAAGAGGTGCCGGGTTCACCAATGGAACGCCCTGTGGGTGAGGTGTAGGCATCCCGCCCCTCTCAGGCTGCTGCGACATACGGACCTCCCTTGTACTCCTTCAGGTGGTAGCACACTCTATCAGGGCACCTCCCACGGTGTGATCCCCACTTGAGACCGACCTTGATTTCGATTGGTGTTGGACAGATGTCTCTGACGGGTGTATCTTCCATCACTTCGCGAACTGTGTATGCTACCTCTTCGAGGTACTGTCGGCGGCATTCAAAGACAAGAGAGTCATGTACTGGGATAAGCACAGCAGCCTTTCCGCGTAGTAGAGGTTCAAGGCGGATTGCACTTTGTAGATTGAGATCAGAAGCAGCAGATTGTGTAGGGAACGCAACTCCCTCCTTAGATACCATATGCCAATTCTCTCTTGTAACGAGCCAGAAGCGTCGCTTACGTCCGAAGTAGGATTCAAGGTAGCCGTTGTGACGGATCTGGCGGTGGATGTCATCCTGGTACTCCTTCACTTTGGGCATCTGTTGGTAGAACTCTCGGATCATTCGATAGCCCTCTGCAACTGGAAACTTGTGTTCATCTGCGAGGGACTTAGCTCCTCTAAGGTATAGGATGCCAAAGTTGACTGCCTTTGCCCGGAGATACTGTAGTTCCGTATAATCTTCTCCGAAGAACCGGTGGGCCACTTCCGTGTGAAACGACCGGTTTTGCCTAAACTGGTCAAGAAGCCATTCATCTCCAGATAGGATGGCGGCGAGACGAAATTCAATTTGGCTATAGTCAGCACTGAGTAATACGTTTTCCGGACCAGCGACGTAGAGGTCACGAATTTTGGATCCAGACGGAATGTTTTGAAGATTTGGATTCCTGCTGGAAAGACGGCCGGTGTCCGTGCCATGAAGGAGGAATGTAGTATGGACTCGACTTCGAACCAGGCGCTTAGCAAGTCCGACAACGTATGTGGAACGTAGCTTGGCTTGCTGACGATAGTCCAGAAGCTTGCTAACGAACTCTCCGATTTCTCCTCCATGCTTCTCCTTTATGGCTTGTAGGTGTTCCTTGTCTGTACTCTCCGTGTCGATGTCATAGACGTCATCAAGCATTGCTTTGATCTGCTTCGGAGAGTTCGGGTTCGCTACCCACTGTTCTAGTTCCTTCCGCTTAGGTATCAACTCCTCCCACAACTCGTCTGCCAGTTCATCTAGACGGTCTCGGTCGACCTTAGTACCCAAGTACTCAGCCCTACCAAGTACATCACTACCCGGAATCAGAAGCTCGTAGTAAGGCCGCTCGACACCGTCTGACTTCATCTCAGATTGGAGAGGATCCACCAGCCTATGAGTAACATCGGCATCAGCAGCATTATACTGATGAAGAATATCAGGAGGCAGATAACGAAGAGACGCCCCAGTACGAGGAAGAAAACGACGGGTATCCGTTTTGTAAGCCGGTGCTCCCAGTATCTCAACCGCCAGTTGTTCAAGGTCATGTGTACCTTTCCTCTCATCTGTGCTGTAGTGCATTAGCATCGTGTCTTCGTCAACGCGGGCGTTCGTGACACCAGACCCCCACAGGGGCTGAATATCGAACTTACCGTTCTGGTATGTCCAACGAAGACGGTTGTCAAGGAAGGTATCGTTCAATTGTGCCCAAAAGTTTGGAGTCAATACCTCTGGGGTGTAAACAACGGCAGCTCCTGGTCTCGATGAG